CACATGCCCCAGCTGATGCAACCTGGTGATGTTTTCATGTTAGCTGGGATAAATGACAAGGCGTATGAAGTTCCTGTGAAGGACTGCAAGATGGAGTACATTCGGTACACCAGTGGAGATAAGAAGGACGCTATGTTGATCCAGTTCCCCCGCATAGTCGCATCACACAGTGACATAGTTAAGCATTTCCAGAAACGCGAAGACCATCATCACGTTGCTGGGGCTGCTGTTCTGCCCGTGTATCGAGTGGGCTCAAAGAACGAACTCAATACCGCACTGCTGGCGACCAATGATTTCGCTGTTGAAGATGCAAGGGTCACCATGGAAGGAGTCGAGAAGAACTTCCGCCACATGATTGGATACTCCATGCCAACGGAGAAGGGTGACTGTGGTTCCCCGTTGGTCGTCCAGGAACGCACGCGCATTCGCAAGATCCTTGGAATCCACGATCTGGCATTGGATTCTGGTATGAGAAGTTATGCAGTTAACATCACGCAGGAGGACCTTCAGACCGCTCTATGCCGATTTACGGAGGTGATCATTCGTGATCTTGATAGTATTCCCTTCTTAGCACCACCAGCAGAATTGCAAGGTGCGCCGCTAGATCTATTGCCAGTCCAGAATCTGGCATATATTGGTAAGTGCTCTCAACCACCTTACGCACCAACGAAGTCAGACATCATCCCTTCAGCGCTTCACAACAAGATCTACCCAGCCAAGACCAGACCTGCCGTACTATATGACAAGGAAGAAGACATCATGGTTAAGGCCATCGCGAAAGCTGCACTGCACACTCCATACTTGGATAAAGAAGCAGTTTCCGCCGCTGCCAATGATGTAACCCGTGAATTGTGCCGGAACACCAACAAGAGCAAGCATCTTAGACGCGTGCTGACAATTGAAGAAGCAATTGAAGGAGTCGGTACTGACGATGAATATCTTGGTCCCATCAATCGGCGAACATCTCCCGGCTATCCTTGGACTATTGGTAGGAAGGGTATGGGCAAACAGCAATGGCTCGGTAAGGACGACAATTACACCTGCACACCAGATTTGCGTCTTGCCATCGTATCCCGCGAGAAGAGGGCGAAGAAAGGTATTGCAACCCCTGCGATCTGGACTGATTGTCTCAAAGATGAGAGGAGAAGCATCGAGAAAGTGGAAGCGAAGAAGACCCGTGTTTTCTCATGTGGCCCCCAAGATTTCACCATTCTCTGGCGCATGTATTTCCTTGGCTTCATTGCCCATATCATCCACAATCGTATTTCCAACGAACAATCTGTTGGCACTAATCCATACGGTGGAGATTGGTTGATGACAGCCCGGAAGTTGATGCAAAAGGGAAAAGCAGTGATTGCTGGCGACTTCTCCTCATTTGATGGAACCTTGAACACTCTCATCATGTGGGAATTTGTGAATACCGTTAACACCTGGTATGCTGATAGTGAGGCGAATCAAACGTTGCGCCGTGTGCTTATGATCGAGGTCGTGAACGCCGTTCATCTGTGTAAGGGTATCTACTATATGTGTGATCATTCCCAACCATCTGGGAACCCTGCCACCACAATTTTGAACTCCTTTTACAACTCCGTTTCTATGCGCATGGTTTTCAACATGTGTGTGCCGAACAAGAAGTTCAGTGATGTAGTTTCAATGGTGTCCTACGGTGACGATAATGTTGTCAACATTGATGAAAGTGTACTCGAAAGCTTCAACCAGAATACTATCACCGCTGGTTATGCTAAGCTTGGAATGACGTACACCGATGAAGCGAAGACAACAGGACAAGTCGCACCCTATCGGACTCTGGGTGAAGTCACATATCTCAAACGGTATTTCATTGCCGAAGGAACTGATTGGTTGTGCCCTCTGGAGTTCGATGCTATGGTTGAGCGAATCAACTGGCTCCGTGAATGTCCAAGCCACAAAGCACAAACCCTCATGAATTGTAGGGATTGCATCAATGAACTGTCTTTTTTAGACAGGGAGACTTTCGAAAGGGAATCGCAGAAGATCAAACGTGCCTGCCTGGAAGTCCTCGGAGAATTGCCCGAGACGCTTACGTTCCAACAATATCGGGAGCTGAGGCAAGCGACGCATCTTGCATAACCGGACTGACCTGGAGGGAGTGGATATCCAATTGGACCCCACATGTGACGTTTCTAACGAGACGAACCCTGAAATCACGCCTCCAAATGCTGACAACCATTCTTGAAGAATTCAAAGAGTTGAAGGTCCTGCTTTACGTACCTGTAAGTCCTGAGTCGACTACAGCCGCATGGTGTTGCCCAGTTGCGACAGCCTTCTCCTTGATGAATAATTCAAATTCTAGATCATTAGCAAGTTCTAGTCTTATGTTGCTATCAAACAACACACAACCCCTTGACTAACTCGTGAAGCGGGTACCTTGCATGTGCATGTCGAGTGAATAACCAAAAGCTAAATCATGTATGTCATAAGTAGTATCCGTGGAAAC